CTTGTCTGGCTATTATTGCTAGGTACGATGTAAGGATCTGACACAGTTACGACCACGCTGTTTGCGAGAAGAGTTGCTGGTGGAAAACTAAAGGTAGACCACACGCCTGCATTGGTAAGTGCGGTTGCTAAAGTGCCACGTAACGTGCTTATTGCAGCCATTAGCCCACCAGTGATGCTGGACTAGCATACGGTTGGATGAGACCTCTGATCCTATTTATCATTTGGTAGCCCATCCTGTAAGGACTTGCAGTGATCCCATCCATACCGACCCCGCCCGTTTGAGAGACCTGTCTGGCCTGAAAAATATCAGTCGCCAAGACCATGGCCGCTTCTCGTATACTTGGGGTTGTCGCGTAAGATTGAGTCTTATGATCTGGGCCTGTGGCCACTCCATATGGTACTACTTTGTGAAAGTTTTGATTTGCTGCAGTTTTATTGAATTGAACAAATGAATAACCACTTGGGTAATTAACTTGGCCATATTGATACATAAATACTGGTATCAAACTAGTAGTGCCAGTGCTAGGCGGTATTGTGCCAGTAATTGTGTGCGTGCCATTAAATGTGGCTCCGCAATTAGTTACTACTATTGATTGAGTCGCTACGAATGCGTTTGGATTGGCAAGCATAAGTGTTGCCACATTATCTTGTAATGCTGTGCCTACTACTGGTGCAGTGTTAAACCATAAATATTGGTTGATTAAATCTTCTGATGTTTGGCAAATTTCTTCAATAGTAGCATCGGAGTAAAGTGAACCAATTCCGAGATTAGCCCGTAACTCGGCCACGGTAACATAACTGGCTGGCATCTTTACTCCTTTGCTAATAGCTCCCTAGGGCTAGGGCTACTAAACCCTAGGGATTATTTATTTAATCGGTGTTATCAGGTCTTCTTGTACTTGATAATTCCGTTAGGCATTTTGGCAAGTGTTGCCATGTATCCATAAATTGCTACCTGTACCTGTAGATTTGATACTACGTTTACAGACATGAAGTTTTGTGCTGAGCGATAAACTGTAAATGCTTCTGGTGCAAGGATAACAGCAGAATCATCATCAAATGTAGTAGCTGTAAAGTTTTTATCTACATATAGATCAAGTCCAAGCACTGACCCTCTGATCGACTGTGGGCCAACTTGACCAGCAGCGTTCATTGGTTGCAAAGCATTAAATACGGGTCTCTTTGTAGTGTCCTGAGCTCCGATCAAAGCGCCCCATTGTGCTGGGTTCGCAATGTAGTTCTGTGCAAAATAACCAGTGTTTTTATACACTTCACGTGCGCCTTCTGTAGTAAATGCAACAATACCATCTAGATCAGCAGTTGTGTTTGTGCCGTTCATACCAGCTGCAAGAATTGCAGTTAGTACTGTGGTATCAAGTGTCTTTAAATATGCTTGTGTTAATTGATTAGTTAACTCCTCATAAAAGCCAGGATATCCTGCTCTTTCTAGAAGCTCAATAGATAGCGTATTCATGCCACTGTACTTAGATACAGTTGCTGATAAATAATTTGTTTCCATGCCAGTATTTTGTACTGCGCCGCCTTCGGCTTCTACAGTAACTACTGGTGCTACACCTGTACCACCGCCACTTGACGTAACGAGTGAAGGTACATTGATTGTCATACCGTTTGGTGGCAATACGCCCTGTGAACATGCATCAATAGCAGGTGTGCCAAAGCGTGTGTTAGTTACAAACTCGGCTAGATATTGTGTTGGATTAAATGCGCCGTTATTTGAAAACGCATCATCCGCAGCTGTTACATATAGCTTTGAATCATCATTACCTAATGCAGCCTTAATCTTGTGCTCTGTGTAAGCAGCCATAGATGTAATTGGCGTACGAATAGTTGTTTGGATAAGTGGTGCTGTAATTACTGGGCGTGCGGCTTCTACTGTAGGAGTAGCAGCCTCTGCCTTTGCTTCTTGTGGCGCTGTTGCTAATTCTTCCACAGGAGCCTCGCTTTCTTTAGTTTCGATTGGTGTCTCTGTTTCGCTTTCGCTAGCAGCAACTTTAGTTACTCTCGCCTCGAATGCAGGCGATTCAACCAGGCTGACCTCACGTAGAGTGGCACTGGTTACATATAAATAATCTTTTTTCTGTACAGACTTATTAACGTCTACACCGACTGACAAACCATCGATTAACTGCTCACCTGCAAGGATTAAAGCATCTTGACCTTGCATCGATGCGCTAATTTTAAATGATGCGTAAATACCATCTTCTGCCTGATTAAATTTTTGCATTCTACCAATAGGGCGCTCTGGGCTGTGCTGCATAAGCATCTTAACTTTGCCTGGGTCACCTATTTCAATTGAACCTTTAGCAAAAACCACTTTACCTACAGAGGTATTACCTACTTCTTCAAATGGCACTATCTTGCCAGCAATTACTCTGCGCTCTGTATCTGCAGCTTCTACCTGGCTACTGAATGTAAGTTTCATCTTCTGTTTCTCTTCCGTTAGGTGTTAGGTTTTCCATTTCTTTTGCATCATCTACGTCAATAAGACCCAGAGATAACATTTTCTCTATTGCTTCTAGTCGCTTCATTGTGTCTGCACGTAAGAATGATTCTTCTATAGCAAACTTAACTACATGACCACGTGGCGTAATATCATCCATAGATAGTCGGTCTTCTATTGCACATATGTAAGGTTGCAGTGTGTACGAGACAAATTCTTTTCTAGAATCTAAGACGTTCTGATATGTCATACTATTATTCATATCACTGCTCACCATAAATGGAGGCACATTCATCGCCCTTGCGACCTGTGTCGAACTGTACTGAATGCTTTCTACATAAGCCATTTCTTTAGGTGAAAATCCTGTAGTTTCATAAGATAATGTAGAAGTTAAATATGCTGTAGATCTATTTTGTCTGCTTTGCTTCCATTGTGCTAATAATCCTGATACTTGTTGCTCTGGTAAATCTGCGCCAGTGTTTTTAATGTAACCACTTGGCATTGGCGTTTGTGCAGATACAGCTGCGGCTTTTTCTAAATCTAATGCGCTTTGTATTGTGCGTGCCGCGGTTTGTAAAACTCCGCCACCAGTTAATCCTTGGAAAGTAATAAGACTTCCAATACCTGACATTGGCGCTTTAATACCATCGACAAAATAATCTGTAATTTCTGTGCCAAATTTATTAGTAGTAAATGTAACTCGGTTATTAGCAACCCATTCAAAACGAGACGGGCGCAGGTCGTCCGCATAAAGCTCGGTGCATCTCCAATACGCGCAATTATAGAAAATCAAACTATCGACAGTCCAACTTAGCGTGACGGATCTTGGTTGTCGATAGTCTGGTTGATCTAACCAAAGAGGGTTTCCCAACTCTTCACCATTTGATTTTTTATAAAGTTTTAATGGCAAATATGAAACTACACCAGCAATAAGATTTCTGCAACGACTTACAGTTGGTACTTGCATCGCAAGATTGCGATCTAATCCACCAGGAAAATTACCAACACCTGTAGTGAATGAACCATAGCCATAAGCTGTGTCCATAATGGCAGGGGAATATTGCGCTTGGAGGTTCTCAGTTTTTTTGTTTATACCCAAAGCAGACAATAGACCCATATATATACTTTATACCATAAATAGGACTTATGGTGCAAGTTAGACAAAGATTTGCGCGGTTTGTTGTGGGCGTGTCAATTGGCTTACGACCATGGCCAAAGATATTGCAGCTGTAACGTCGCCTGCGCTTTTGCGCCTGATAATTCTCCAGCCAGCATCGCTAGTCTTAGCAGCACAGTTATTTAAGTGCTGTACTAGATCTGCTTGACCACTATGCACCATTCTGCCGTTAGCCATAGCATCGGATAGATCCGAGCATGCCTGGTAAAACGCTTGGCCAGACGTATCTTGTAAACGCCAGCCACTTTGTTCTAATCGTGTAGCTATTGATTGCGTGGCGTACTTGTCAAAGCAAATTATATGTGGATGGTACTTACGTGCCCACTCGTTTATGTCACTTGCCATCTTAACTTCATCTATTGCAATATCACTATGCCAAAGTTGTGCAAGTCCTACAACTATTTTATCGTCTTTCATTTGACCCATTATTAACGCACCTGATCGCCTTGTCGGTGCAATATCAAAGGCCATTATAGTCATAGGCCCGACAGGGATTTCTAATGTGCTGTCGCTACAAGCTTCGATAGATCCATAGACCCAAGGACTAACTGCACTATCTACCCATTGGCATAACATTTCTGTGCGTGTAGCTTCTATGCTGTTTGTATTTACAGCTTCTTCTAGTGTTTGTTCAGTTACAAAATATCCGAGTGCTGGATTTGCCATGGCCCAAGCTTTGCGATCATTGATCTTGCAGTGCTGTGGTGCTGACCATTCGTAATAACCCAAAGTAACAGGCGGATAAGATAGTGATCGCTCTCTTAGATCATTAAGCACTGTGCTAAACCCATCACCAGCATTACTTGTCATTAAAGTCATTGAATTAGATCTAGCACGTGTTACGGGTAATGCAGCTGTAAATGCTTCTTCTGACCATTCACGTAATTCATCTAGATATAAGAAATCGGCTGTTTTGCCACGGGGCGCATCTCTAGTAGCCGCTGCAATTTCATACCTTGCGCCATTAAGTAAGGTTATGGATTCTTGGCCATTAGCCAGGCGGATTTGTCGAACTTGATCTTTTAAGAATTGATTATCTTCTATTGTGTAAGCAACATTTCTAAATGTATCTAGTGCCATATTACGGTTAGACGACATGCCTAGCACGTTCTTGCTGCCCCATAAGAATAAATGTGAAAGTATAAGCATGCGAGCAAGATGAGTCTTCCCTGATTGTCGACTAACAAGAATTAATCCAGACTTTTTTACCCACATATTTTTATCATCAATAGTTAATAGATCATCTAATACCCAGCGTTGCCAAGGAATCAGCGGCATACCTATTTTCTCAGCTAGATCGGCTACCTCTTGCGCTTTAGATATTCCTTTAAGTAAAGGCGTATAAATTCTAGGCTCAGTGCTGCCAATTAGCCCGACCCCTCGTGGCGTCTGTTTTACTTCCGTATCATTCTGCATCAAAGTTAAGCGTATCAGGTTTAATAAATGGTGAGTCTGGCACTGTTCGGGTGGTCTCAGGGAGAGAACGTTGTGA